CTCACCACCGCCCGCGCCGCCTACACCGACTGCTACGATTTCTACTCCGCTGCCGCCGATACCCCTGGTGGCATCCGCATCCCTGTTGGCACCTCCAAAGATGCCCAGACCCTGCAAATGCGAATGAACATGGCCCGGCAGATTCAACGCAATGAATCCCGTCGGGTCTATCAAAGCGACCATCCACTCTACGATGTCTCCGAGTTCGACGATCTCAAGGTCCAGATCCGCGAAGACACCACCGGTGAATGGTGGATGTATATCTCCCCCCACGGTCGTCATGACCTGCTTGCCCTCGCTGAACCTATTGAGGAACCCACCGATGACAATCAACCAGAAGAAGGTTTACGAGAATGAATAAACTCAGAATTAACACTTTAAAAGGTGAATTAACTTATATATACCACGTAGATTTGGGTTCAGACTTACCCGCTTTTGATAACAATGGAGAGCAATATGAAGTATATACCGACCTGCTATATTCAAATGGCGCGTATGTATTGTGTCAAGTTGATGAAGCTCTATGCAAGTTATCTGGCAATCAAGAAACATTTCGACTCGCTGAGCTTCGAGCTTGGATTGAGGGTTTGTGTGAAAAAGTTGGGTTGGATATAAATACACTTGACATGAACCCTATCGAGGAACCCACTGATGACCATCAACCACCGCCTCTGGACTGAACTGTGGGCCCGAGCCGCACGCTCTGAGATGGGTATTGCAGTGGTGGCTGAACCTGCCAACTACACCAAAGATTATCTAGTCAAGAACCGCCCTGATGACTTTAAGAACTACGTCGTGGCTCTCACCTCTGACCCCAACCTTCTATTCATCATCAAACCTGGAGTCACCCTCGATCAGGAGTTGCCGGAATGACAGATCAAGCAATTAACGACATCAACACCCTTATGCAACGCATTGAGGAAATCAACGCCAAGCCGGCGACCACCCTAACCGACTCGGACATCGACGACATCATCATCTACCACCGCCGCAACCGAGCCCGCAAGGCAGCTGGTGAAAAGTTCGAACGCCCCGCTACCCCCAAGCTCGATATCACGTCGTTGCTGAACCTGCCAGCACCCAAGATCCCAACAGGATTGCCGGTGGTCACGAGGAGGATTTGATGCCCGACCAATCCGTCAACGAATCCACCCTCACCACAGGCACCACCTCACCATTCCTTCCGGGGACCAAGGCGCAGTACGCCTGGGACTCCACGTCGCTAGGCTATATCAAGACCTGCCCAAGGCTTTACCAATATGTCATGCTCGACGGCTGGGCACCACGCGGCGAATCCGTCCACCTACGCTTCGGAATGGAATATCATGCAGCGCTTGAGCAATTCGATCGCCTTATGGCGGATGAAAACCATGACCGTGAAGCCGCAATTCGAGTGGTTGTCCGCGGACTTATGGAGCGTGTCGCAGATTGGACCCCAGACCCGGCGACAAAGGCTGGACGTTACAAGAATCGTGAAACTCTGGTGGCTCTGGTGGTCGATTATCTGGATCATTTCGATCCCGACCCGGCCGAGACCTACATCAAATCCGATGGAACCCCCGCGGTAGAGTTGAGTTTTAGGTTTGAGCTTGATTGGGGGCCAAGGGCGGGTGAATGCAAAGATGGCCTGGAGCCGGGTGACGTTGGCTACCCCGGACCTTCATATGAGTCCCAACCCTACCTCCTCTGTGGCCATCTCGACCGAGTCGTTAGCTTCAACGACCAACTTCTGGTAATGGACCGCAAGACCACTACCACCACCCTCAGCGGATATTACTTCAACCAATACGAACCCAACAACCAAATGACTCTGTACACCCTCGCCGGTAAGATCATCATGGGCGCCCCTATCCGCGGAGTGATCATCGACGCTGCCCAAATCCTCTTAGAAAAACCCAACGCTTTCGCCCGTGGCTTCACCTATCGCACCGAGGATCAACTTGAAGAATGGCTTGCCGACCTTCGGGTACTATTGGAAAACGCCGAACGTTATGCGGAGAATGACTATTGGCCGATGAATGATAGCTCATGCGATAAGTTTGGGGGTTGTCGCTATCGTGATATATGTTCAAAATCCCCATCAGTTCGAGAAAGATTCCTAGCCGCTGACTTCGAAAAACTGGAGCCTGATCAACGATGGAACCCATTGAAGAGCCGCTAATCCCTTCCTGGCTCCGCTGGCCGCCCAACTGCTGCGAAACCTGCACAGGCTGGCGACAACACGCTGAGTTCGAGGGCCAATGTGAACAATCTGAATCCGGCAACTCCAGCAACATCACTGATTCCCGCTTCCGATGCCAAGACTTCAAAAGGAGACCAGATGCCCAGCCTCAGCAACCATCACTCTAACGCCCTCGTCAAACTCCTGCTTCTCGGTGATGCAAAGTCCGGTAAGACATCATCTTTGGTATCCCTAGTCAAAGCCGGCTACAAACTCCGCATCCTCGACATGGACAACCTTCTCGATCCACTCAAATATCAAATCATGTCCCACTGCCCAGACAAGATCGAGAACGTCGAGTACCACAGTCTTCGCGACGATTACAAAGTCACCCCCGCTGGCACCGTGGTCGACGGCAAGCCCAAATGCTGGATCGATTCGCTCAAGATGCTCAACAACTGGACCTACACCGACTCAATCACCGGCGAAGTCATCGAGCTTGGCTCACCAGCAACTTGGCCCGACGACACCATTCTTGTCATTGACTCCCTCAGCCGCTGGTGCGACGCTGCTATGGAGTTCCATCGCAGCATGACCCCAGTTGGCAGAGGCGGTCAAGCCGACGGCCGAGCAATCTATGGCAACGCCCAAGACGATGTCGAGAAGCAACTGGCCGGTCTCACCTCACCTAAATTTCGTTGCAACGTCATCGTCATCTGCCATGGCGTATACATGACCCTTGACGATGGCACAACCAAAATCTTCCCTCAAGGCATCGGTCAGAAGCTATCCCCAAAGATCCCCACCTACTTCCCCAACTACATCCGCTACATCCAAAAGGCGGACAAGCGAACCATCCAACTAACCTCAAACCAAATGATCTCCCTTGCCAACGGCCGCCCAGATGCCATGCCGGCCGAACTCCCCACCGACACCGGCCTCGCCGAATTCTTCGCGATATTAAAGGGACAACCCGCGAAGTCTGAGGCAACACCAGTTGCCAAACCCAAGTCCCTGACATTGAGACGAACATGATTTCATACACGATGGAGATAAAGAACTTAAGCATTGCGCTTGAGTGCTTGTCAAGAATTCGAGATACCAATACTTTATATCGTGAAGTAGAGAAACTTCTCGAAGCTACAATAGAAAAACAGAAGGAGCTTTGCAAAGAACCAATGGCAGCATCGCCACCTAAGACAACTGCACCTGACGACGATATCCCCTTCTAGGAACCCAGCATGAACCTCACTCAACCCACTCCACAACTCCTCACCAGCGACCTCCAAACCATCATGAGCATTCACAACTACCTACTCAACATCAGGGAGCCATCACCCGACATTCAAACCGCAATCACCCACATCGAAACCCAACTCCGCAATTTAATCACCGGCATTCTCGTAACCCAAGGACCCACACAATGAACGAACGCGCCAATTTTGCCTCGATCCTCGACGAAGCCCCGACCGAAATCAACCGCCCGAAGCCGCTCCCCGAAGGCACCTACCTCTGCGTCGTGGGCCAGCCCGAGGAAGGGAAGTCATCGAAAAAAGGAACCCCGTTCGTTAAGTTCCCGCTGCGACCCATGAGCCCACTGGATGACGTGGATGGCGACGCCCTTGAAGAAGTCGGCGGCCTTGAGTCCAAGAACCTCTCGTCCACCTACTATATCACCGACGACGCTGTGTATCGGCTCGATGAGTTCCACGCTCATTGTGGCCTGGACCTCAGCGAACCGCTCTCCCGTCGCACCCGCAACGGCGAGGTGGTCAATTCTCAGGTACTCGCTGTGGTCAAGCATCGTATGTCTGAGGATGGAACTCAGGCGTTTGGGGAAGTGTCGAGGACGGCACCGGCGGAGTAAGGAGATAGCAAATGGAAAATGAAAATAGCAGATCAATGACCTTCGGTGAGCGTGCTGTGGGTTTGTCTTTCAACCCCTCTAGCAATGGCGATGTTGATAAGCTTAAGATATTGTACGCAGACGTCATCGATCACATGAACGACTTTCGCAAGTGCTACATCGCTCGCGGTGATAACCCCGAAATGGTTCGTTTATGTTCAATCGCAATCACCGAGGCACAGACTGCTCAGATGTGGGCTGTTAAGGCTGTGACTTGGCGCGGTTGATCTAGCCTAAACCTCGAAGGGGGCTTCGGTCCCCTCCGTCATTTTGGAGAGCCCATTTGGAAGACGCAGCCCAAATCAAACGCTTGGTGAATACCTTGACTCAATCCAAATCCGAACCTGATGCGACCATGGCCCTGCTCTCCGAGCGCGGCAAGACCCACGGAAACTTCGCCAACCACGCA